GGATCATAATAATAAACGTGCTCTGAATCAGCTCCATTTTCTGTAGACTCTAGCTCATTAAAGTCCTGCTGCTGATCAAACGAAATAATATTCTTTGATTCGTCTGATGCTCCCGAGTTTCCGATGTTCTGACTGGCATAAGCGAACGTTGCTGTCTCAGATCCCTTGAGCATAGAGTCGACAGTCTTAAAGTGATATCCATCGCGATCTTGCCAATACAGATAGTTCGATGCTTTGGATTCAGCAGACATACCCTCTTTAGCAGCCCAACGAATAGCAGTCGTGGGAGAGCGACCAGTTCCAACGTAGTTTTGATTACCCTTAGTTTCTTCGTTGGTGACTAGATCTTTCTTAATTGTATTTGTTTCTTTAACATAATCATCGTGCCATTCCTTCACCATCTCAGATATCTTTTTGCCGTTATAGGCTTTCGCGATATCCTTACGGTGATTATCCAGCATTTCTTGCGGAGTACCGACGATAAGATACATATCGAGATTATCTTTCGCACGAATACGATCCGTGACGCGCTCGACCTTGAATTTCATACGGATTGATTCGCCTTTACGTCCAGCGAAATTAATTGAGATTTCCTCGCCGCCTTTCAGCTTCGCGCGCTCGTGGAATCCGCTACCGTCGGATAGCGTAATATTGCACGATGCTGCAGTCGAGTAAACGCTCTCGAAATAATCTAACTGAGTGACAAGATTTTTGACATCGATATTGTCAACCGTGCACTCATTAAATATACCGCCGCCTACATCACTCATCTTACAAACGTGCCTTCTTCAAAGATATATGGGTGCTGTTCTTTAATCAGCTGCAGATAGTTCAAGTCAATTAAATATATGTGACGTCTCTGTTCATTTAAATTATTTTCATAATCAAACACGGATACAGATTTTCTTTTATCTGCTGCCAGCGTGAGATATGTGGTATAGTCCACTTCTAATGTTCTTTCAGGCAAGATGCGCTGAATGCCGTTCTCAACAATCAATCCTTGTGACTGCAAAATCTGCTCGTAATGATGAACAGTTTGATATGCTTCACGAGTGCTGCCATATTTTTGAGCAAGATAGGAATTGAACTGCTCGTAGGAAAGCGGCCACTCATAGTATGGATCGTGGATTTCGTTGGCTAATAGAATCAGCCAGTCCATAGTTTCGTCGTCATAATAATCGTATGCCACTGTATCTGGGCGCTCGCCATCCTGCACATAGTATTCGTCGAAGTTAACTCCAGCGTTTCTTACGAAATTAGCCACAGAAAATCTGCGCGTGATATCCGTCACAGCAATGGTCTGCTTCGTTCCAGGAATACGATAAGGAATAGTAGGATGGGGTCTAAAATAGAATGCCATTTATTTTCCTTAGTTAATCGGATTTCCGTGAACGTCTAGTCCATTACCCAGCGGATTTCCAAGAGCATCAGTCGCAGGCATTTGAGCAGGCTTTTGATTTCTAGTCGGAGGAGGATTAGATGCTTGTGTTGGCACGTTACGAAGTCCTCTCGTAAGAGTATTCTTCGTGATAACTTCTGTTTCCTTGAACGTCAGCGATAGAGTGATTTCTGCTGGAGCAGGAATACCACTGCCGTCGGCATCACGAATATATGCTGGGAATCCCTGTCCATGATAATCAATACGAACGTCGGTGCATACTGATGGCTCAAGCTCGAACAGATATGATGGATGACGGAATTTAATTTTAAAGAACTCAGGATATTTAAAAAATAATCCACCAGCGAGATATTCTGGATGCGAGTAGAACTTAAACATCTCGCAGATTAATTGAATATCGTTTGATTCTTTTCTATTGCGTGGAGATAATTTCCAGCTGAACGTATGATCGCGGAAACCAACGCCCGTGAATAATACAACCTTATGTGGATTAACCGCTACGCCGCCTAGCACCTTTAGAGCAGCATTTACGCCTTCAGCGCCAGCAATGCCGGCCGCTTTGCTCTGTATCGCACTAACAGCTCCACCAGCGAGTGCGCCTTGTGCAGCTGTTGCTAATGCGCTTCCCGCTGTTCCCATCTGCGCTTCTGTTTCGAGATCGCGATTTCCATACATGTTGCGATCAAATGGCTTGAGCGCCATACCTGCTACGGATCCCAAATCTTGCTCATTATATTGTGGATTATAATCTGTAGATAGATTTGATGGCATCGGGAGTCGAATCGTGCCGCCATTAATTATGCTTCCGCGTAATCCAGGTAGACCATTAGCAATAGCATCCGTCGCGAAGCCTTTTGTTTCTTGTGCGACGAACTCAATCCAGTGATCGTTTTCAATTAAATCTTCTGGAAATAAAACAGATGCACCAGAATAAGGATCAGCAGTAGATACAGACTTACCCAGCAAAGAATAAAGCGAAGCACCAGCGGCTATAGCTAATCCAACACCACCAACAATCTTTGCTTTGTCTGCTACGCTAATTCTATCGTTTCTGAGGTCTCTGCTGCTACCGCGTGATCTTGGTGCTCTTGCCATTAAAATCCCTTTCGTGAGATACATTATTTATATTGAAATACATAGAGTCATGGCAGCATATAGAGGTAGATTCCAACCAAAGAACCCCAGCAAGTATAAGGGCGATCCGACGAACATCGTTTATAGATCTTCGTGGGAGTTGCGCTTTATGAACTATCTGGACAGCAATCCCAATGTTATTCAATGGGCTTCTGAAGAATTATTCATTCCATATAAATCTCCGCTCGATGGCAAGTGGCATCGCTATTTTCCTGACTTCATTATTCGTATGAGAGATAAGGAAGGGAAGACGCTCGTGAAGATGATTGAGATCAAACCGCGCTCTCAGTCCATTCCTCCACAACCAAAAGCCAAAGGAGCGCACAGTAAGAAGTATCTACGAGAGGTGGCGACATTCGGAATAAATAGTGCTAAGTGGCACGCAGCGAAAGAATATTGCGCTGACCGTAACTGGGAATTCGTCGTGCTCACAGAAAAAGAATTAGGGATTTAATGGTCGCTTACGTTTTTGATAGAGTATTACAGAAGGGATCGCAAGCGGGCGTGGCTCCGTCAATTAAGCGCGAGTCGCGTCAGTGGTTCCGTCAGCAGACTAAGAATTTAACAGTTAGTCCTACTCGTATGATTCGCAGTGATCGCACAAGATTAACAGATAAGCCGCTACTAGGTCGCATGTATCTGTTTCAGTATGATCCTAAAGGAAAAAAAACATTACCTTACTATGATAGATTTCCTCTTGTTTTTCCGATCGACTCTGCGCGCACCAGTGGATTTGCCGCTAATGGAGGTTCATTCCTGGGAATTAATCTCCACTATCTACCTCTCCCTCTTAGAGCCAGATTAATGGATGCGCTCTACGATACGATCACAACAAAAGAATTAGACGAGAGCACTCGTATTCGTATCTCATATAATATTCTACAGCAAGCGAGTAAGTATCGTTTCTTTAAGCCTTGCATCAAGAGATATCTTATCTCTCACGTTAAATCTAGATTCTTTTATATCGAGCCGACTGAATGGGAAATGGCATTATTCTTACCGCTCGATAGATTTGTCGGAGCTAACATGTCGCGCATTTATCGCGACAGTCGTAACAGGATCTAACAATGCCATTTAATATCGCAGATTTCAACGCTGAAATTTCCCGTTCGGGTATCGCCTCGACTTCACAATTCGAAGCATGGATTCTCGGCGGACCAGGCTCGCGATATGGAATATCAGGTATTCTACAGGAATACGGATTAAAAGAGGGAATGCGCTTTCGTATTGAAGCAGTGAATATGCCAGGACGTCAGCTCGTCACGCTGGATCAGAATTATTATGGACCAGTTCGTCGCGTTCCTTATCGCTTCACGAATCAGCCAGTCACGCTCTCAGTTATTCTATCCAAGGACATGCGCGAGCGCGAGATCTTTATGAAATGGCAGGATTATTTCGTAGGACACTATCGCACGAACACCAGTCGTTCAAATATTCCTGGAATGTTTGACGGAAAGTATTTCAACGATGGCGT